GTGGTCAGGAATATTTATTCAGAGTTGACGTTATTTTCTAATGACTTTAGTAAACGCACGAGCAGCATTTGAAACCGCAATTAAAACTGCCGTAACTGCTGCTGACAACACAGTGACAGTTGTGTTTGATAATATGCCCTTTACAACTCCAGGTAAAAATAAGAAGTATGTAATGGTAAGTCTTGATTTCACACAATCAACAATTCAACCCCAGGGAGGAGCACTGGATTATTATGGAGGATCAATAACCTGTGGAGTTATGACTCCCAAAAATAAAGGAACAGCAGATGGAGCAGCTATAGCTGAAGCTGTTATAGATGGATTGATCTCTGTGAACGCATCGGGTTATTCAGATACATTTTCTGCTTCTCCCCGTGTTGGTCAAATAGCTGGACCAACCTCTGTCAGTACAGAAAGAGAAAGTCATTTTCTATCTGTAGTTAGCTGTACTTTTACTGCCAATGCCTAACAAAGACATCTCACAACTCACTGCTGATTTAGAGCAGGACATGATAAAACTTAGAGGTATTTTGTTTAGTGCACTTTACTAGTTGGGGCTGCGTTAGTCACACTTTTAAAAGATGCCGGCTATTACAGTGCAGTTGCTGCCCAA